GTTGGAGATGTAAATTCTGGATTTATTAGACCATCTTGTATCTGTGAAATTGATATATTGTTTCCTTTTTGTGCTGGCATATATTTTTATTTTAAAAGTTCTTTAAGCAATTTAATTTGACCATTTATTTCAATTATTTGTTGGTCAGATTGATTAACCTGCTGACGTAAATAATTATTTTGCTCAATTAGTTTTTTAAGTTCTTCTTGTTTTTGTTGTAATAATTTTTTTAAATCTTTGTCCATAATTTCCCATTCTCAAAAAGTTCCATAATTTTTTCACCTTTTGAATTTTTAAAAATTAAACTTGGTATTTCACCTTCACCTTCTGTAATTCTCATATTGTTAGCAAATACAGAATCTCCTTGATGAAGTGTTGTGCAATATACGTGAGCCCATTTTTTACTTGACGTTCCGCAACTATAATTATTTGTTGTTGATGGAATTATATTACCAGAAGACATTATTCCTCCTCCGCATACAAGACCTTCATTTATAATATGTGGATAATTTGGATCTGGTGGTCCACTTGGTGGAAAAGGAGTTGGTCCTGGGTCTTCTGGATCATAAGCATAATTCGTTGAAACAAACAATCTTCCTCCAATTTCTAAAACAGGATTACTATCTGTATCAATCGAACCACGTAAACTTCCACAAAGTGAATTTTCCGAATTACTTGCTCTAAATATTAAATAATTTGGAAGTAATTTTGTTCTAATTTTGTTGCTCGTATCATATGCCCTTAAATAATTTTCATTATTCAATGTTATTCTTGCACCATTTATATCTCCAACAATAACTTCTCCTCTAAATAATCCATCATTAAATTCAGCAAAATCTCCATCTGCTGATATTCTCCAACCTTGTAAATACTCAATGTAATTATCTGATTTTAATTCTCTCATATATTTAATATAAATTTTCTATCAATAATTAAATATTCTGAATCTGTTTTGTCTCCCTCTGCTGGTGTCAAATTAATAATAGAAATAGGAATCCCGCTGTCTTTTATGTCCTTATTTCCTTGTAAAAATATTGCCTCCTCCCTAAATTCTCCTTCACAATCTGTTGGTAAATATCTTGACATAACCCATAAATTATTCTGATCATATGATCTTGACTGAACATATTTTCTAAAAACTTCATTTGTTAACTTTGTTGAATTTTCTGTTGGAACTGCATCTGAAGTTCCTATTGCCGAAATATTTGGAAAAGTTTCTGCTAATGAATCATATATCGAAATTTCTGCTTCTCCTGCTAATACCTTGCAAATCTGTTGTCTTCCTACCATTGGTATAATATTTTTCTTCGTAGAATGAAAGTATGAAAGTTTTAAAAGTTTATCTTCTTCTCCTGCCTTAATATTTTCCAACTCCTTTTCAATTCCAGGAGAATCTTTAATCTTGTAAATATTAACCTTTTCATTTATAAACAATATTTCTTTTTTCTTTGTTTTCTTTGTTTTCATATTTTTATAAAAATTTAGCACCTGAATCAAAAGTTGGAACTCTTGCTCTTGATAATATATCATAAATACAATAATTTTTTCCATCATCATTACAATTCAATCCTAAAATAGTTCCATCATAATCATCATCTAAATATTTATTTTGTGTTTCAAAAATAGCCCTCAATACAAATCTATTTTCATTAAAAGTATAATCATAATTATTATTTGTCAATGGATCTTTTGGAATTTCTGTTATATAATCTGGAACAAGTTGTGATAATGAATTTGGCAATGTTTTTGTTAATTGATAATAATGATATAATGCTTGTTTTATTGCTTCTATATCATTAACTCTTTCAATATCACGATTAAAATGAATCTCTTCAACTTTCGGAACTGGTCCTGTTCCTGCTTGTCCAACAACATATTCATCGGCAATTGAATAATATTGATTTTTTGTATAATAATACCAATCTTCTGGATCATTACCTACTTGACTACTTATAGCCCATCTATATTCATATCCAGGAAATTGATCTTGTGTTTCCCAAATATAAATATCTCTTGTTTTATGTTTATATCCTCCAGCTTCATAATCAGGATCATATAATCCATTAACAATATCAATTCCAGCATTACTAACTCTTACATCTGCATCAAACTCTAAATTATGTTCAGGACATTGAATAACTTCATATTGATTTGCCCAAAGTATTTTAGGAGCATAAGGTCCAAATACCCAATCTGGAGTCATATCTTCTTCTACATCACTTTTTACTCTTGTATTTTCTTCTGTTATTGTTAAACTTTCATCTTTATGAACAAACTTTATTAATTGAGGATTTTGGGGTATATCTAATTCTTTATCTTTATCTAATATCTGTTTTTGCAGAAAATCAACAAGTCCCATTGTCTTTTGTGTTATCAAATCAACATTATATTCAAAACTATTATATGTTTTCATTCTGAATGAAACCTTTTTTATGACAAAATATTGATCTATTCCTCTTAAATCTGATTGAATATGTATCCATTGACCAGACCTTAATCCAGAATTATATGTTGTAAATGAACCTTCATTAAGTTTCTCTTTATAAGCCTCAAGTTCTGCAGATGCTCTTTGAATTGCACTTTTGAATGATTTTATTGATTTATCAATTATCTTTACTTCTTTTTTACCATACTTTGTTATTGAATCTTGATCAATTGCAGGAAACAATGCCGGAACTTCTACTGGTCCAACTAAAGTTATTTTATCAAATAATCCTGGTCTTGTATCATCTTTGAATTTAATCAATTGCTGTTGATAGTCCCATAAAACATCAAAATCTTCTGCTTCATCTAAATTATTAACTCCAACTGTTTTCTCAATATCATTCACATAAACTTTCGGCATTTTTGCAAACTTTTCTATTGTTGAAAATTCTTTTCTTTCTTCATCTATGTCATTTTCCAAAACCTTAAAATCTATTTTTATTGTTTCTCCTTCAAATGTTCCTCCTTCAACTAATATTGAATTTATAATTTGACTATAATCTTCTGTTAGTCTTAAACTGCTAAAAATATAACTACCATTATCATCTGTTAAACTAAATGGAGCAACTTCTGTTCCTCTGGCGAAAAAATGAATATCTTTATCTGGGTCAATATACCATTGATAATTCGTATATTGTGCAAGTTCATCTATACATTTTGAAATCGGTTTTGCGTCAAATAATATCCTGTTAATCTCTATTGTGCAATTTACATTATTAGTCGTAAATCCAAGTCCTCCAAGATATTTTTCAACTAAATCATTAATAATAAACTCTACTGTTTTTTCTTGATAATCTTCTACCGCAAGATAACCGTCCATATCCTCAACATAATCTTTACAACTAACATTAAATCTTTCTACTCCAGGTCTTTCAACTTCTCTATCTATTTTTATTATCCTACCTCCAAATATTTTTGTTGTTCCATCGTAAACTTCAACCTCCTGATAACCTTCAGGAACAAATGTCATATCTCCAAACTTTATGTATGTAAAAGAACATTCATCTGTATCTGAAAATAAATTATCACTTACTGATACATTATTAATCGAACTTGTTTTGTCTTCTCCATTTATTTTTATTTTTATTGCCATTATATTACTCTTAAATTATATCTTAATTTGTCCATTAAAATTTTATCAATCTGGTCAGCAAAATCCTCAATTCCCATAAAAGTATTTCCCGTTACTGTTATATTAACATTTCCAATTCCTGCTTTATTTAACGGCACTACTGCTTCTGGTCCAGCCTCACCAACTCCAATAATTGACGGTTTCTTAAATATTCCTCCTCTTTGATACCAGTTAACATCAAACTTTGGCATATCTATTGTCAATGGTCCTACTTTTTGTTTTTGTGTATAAAATTTAAAATGAGGAAGGGGAATGTGAATATTCTTAAATACTCCTGCTATTATATTTCCTATTCCCTTAATTGCATTCCATATTTTATCTGGCAAACCAGTAAACCAATTAACAACATTATTTACTAAATTGCCAACCCATTGAGAAGCAGCATCGTAAGCACCCTTAAAGGCATTTCCTACTGTGCTTGCTATATTTTTGATTCCATTCCAGATGTCTCCAGGCAAGGCTTTAAATTTTTCTATTAAATTATTTATAGTTATCTTTATTGCCTCTATTTCTATTTGAAATGCTGTCTTTATTTTATTCCAAATCTCTTCACATTTGGCCTTAATCGTGTCCCAATTCTGCCATAAAAGAACTCCAACTGCTACTAAAGCTGTAATTACTGCAATTGCTATTCCAACAGGACCACTTAAAAATGTAAACATTGAACCAAGAACTGGAATAATCTTAATTATTGCACCAATTCCAGTAGATATTTTACCAATAATAATTAACAATGGACCAAGTACTGTTATAACTCCAAATACTATTACTATCATTTTTTTAATTTCTGGTGATAAATTATTAAACCAAGTTGTGAATTCATCAAGTTTAGCCAATGTTTCTTCTGCTGCATTTTTAATTGTGTCAAATAATCCTCCTTTAATTATTTCTCCATAAGTTTCTGCATCTGTAGATAATCCCATAAATGACATTGCTACTCTTGTAATATTATCTTTAATATTAGACATTGTTCCCCCAAATGTTTCAGATTCTTTTTCCATCAAATTATAAAACTGTCCACCTTCATTTGTCATTCTTTGAAATGCCATTTCAACTTCAGGATAACCAACTTTTCCTTCTGTAACCATTTTTTGAGTTTCCTCAACTGTAGCACCCATTACAGCTGCTAAATTCTCCCAAATAGGAATACCTCTATTAGCAAATTGTCTAATATCAATAGTCATTGCTTTTCCTTGTGCTTTTAATGTTCCGAAAAGATATGCCAAGTCTCCTACAGGAGCTCCAACTCCTGCAGCAACATCTCCAAGCATTTTCATTGTTGGAAGTATTTGTTCTTGAGTATAACCATAAGCAAGAAGTTGTTTTGAGGCAGTCACAACTCCTGGTAAATCAAATGGAGTTTTTGCTGCAAAATCTGCTAAATCTTTTAATAAAGCACTTGCCTTTTCTCCTGATCCTAATAAAACTTCAAAAGCAACTTTATTCTGTTCCATATCAGAGGTTACTTTTAAAGCTGCTCCTCCTACTGCTAATAATGGGACTGTTACTTTTTTTGTTAAATTACTCCCAATATCTGACATTTTCTTTCCTATCTTTTCTAAATTATTTCCAAAACCTTCTAATGTTTTTGAAATACCATTTAAAGTTTTCCCTGTATTATCTACTGCTCCTATTACTATTTGTAGTTCCGATGTTGCCATAAAATTCTTCTAAAACAAAATATATGTTTTTTATAAAATCAAGACGTTGAGAATTAAATTCCTGTTCAGTCCACTTCATCAAAACACATATTTCTGTCTTCATTTTTTCAAAATCTTTTATTTTTTTTTATCAATTTCTTCTCCTTTTTTTGTAAATGATGTCTGATTGATAACATCAACTATATCTTCAATATTAAGCTTTTTAATATTATCAATCGTAATCGGTAAAACTACTCCATTATCATCTGTCAAATTCCAACTTTCAATCATTCTACTAAATACTCTTAATACTATTTCAACTTCACTTATATCTTTCTCATAAACATATTCAAAATCTCCAGCCAATAGACCATCTCTTATAACAATTTCACTTTCAGGAATTGATTTTAATGAAAGCTTTAATATTTTTCTTGTGTCTTCTAATTTTGGCATATTCTATGAATGATTATAATTTGCTGTTTCGTTAACAAGAGTTATATCAATTGCTTTTGCAACTCCAGCGGAATCATCATAATGAGCAACTACATCTACACTCTGACTTACTATATCATCAATAGGTCTATCAGGGCTCCAATTTTCAAAACTGACCTTTGGTAAATCTATTACTAACTTCGGATAAGATGCTGTTCCTATTGTTTTATCAGTTCTTTCAATTTCAATTCTCATTGCTTTATATAATCCTGCAGTATAATAATCTCTATCTGTTTTGTAATAGAAACTCATTTCTGCTCCTTCTAAATCATTATTAGCATTTGTTGCTACTTTTCCATCTGCTGCACTTGAAATAATATGCACGTGATAGCTCCCAGAAGTCCAAGTCCAGGGAAGTATTGCTGTATTATATCCAACCGTAAGATCAGCATTCTTAATTACCTGCAACGCCACAAGATTATTTGAGGAATCGTGAATCAAAACCGTCCAATCTCCTGTTCCTTTAGCCGTTACTTTGAACACAACCTTTGTCTGGTATTTCTTCGTGGGAGTGAATGTCTGCTTGTCTGTTGCTCCTTCATTTACTGATGTCTTCAGGGTATATTCTTGTCCAGTTCCACCTATCTTTTGGTCAAGATTTTCAAAGTAGTCTGCTTTCATTGTTGCTTTTATTGACTGCATTAAAGCAATCACATTACCGGGATTCAACTCTCCAATGTTCTGATTAACTCTTGATCCGTTTTCTATTGACAAGCTGAACTCTTTCAAGCTCATTGCCGCTGCGGAATCCAATTCACTATAGCTATCAGCCATTTTAATCTTGACGTCCTGGTGCCTGAAATAGTAATCATTACTTGAGAATGAAGGCGAAAAAGGACTTCCTGACTTTTCTTGCTCCTTTGCCGCTATGAAACTCACCGTTGCATTTACTAAGTCATCTACCGGAGTTTTCAACTCAAGTTTATTTACCAAAGCCAAACCATACTGATAATCCTGACCTCCTGGCTGTGATAA